TCTCCACACGACGTTCCTGGTCTGTATGATGCTTTTGGCACTGATGGATTTGATGCACTATACAATGATTATGAATCAAATCAGTCTATTCCAAGAAAAACTATCGGTGCTCAAGAACTCATTTTGGACCTTTTAAAGGAGAGAGCAGAGACTGGTCGTATCTACATCATGAACATCGACCACTGCAATACTCACTCTTCTTTCAAAGATAAAGTTAGTATGAGTAATCTTTGTCAGGAGATTACACTTCCAACAGATCCTATCAATCACATTGACGATGAGTTGGGTGAGATTGCCCTCTGTATTCTTTCTGCTGTGAATGTAGGAAAAATCAAATCTGATGAGGAACTGGAAGAACTTTGTGATCTTTCTGTCCGTGGACTGGATGAACTGATTGACTACCAGGAGTACCCTGTAAAGGCAGCAGAACGCGCTACAAAGGCACGTAGGTCGCTTGGAATAGGTTTTATTGGTCTCGCCCACTATTTGGCGAAACTTGGTTTCAACTACGATTCTCAGGAGGCATGGGACGCTGCTCATGGTCTTTCCGAATCCTTCCAATACTATCTCCTGAAAGCATCAAACAATCTTGCAAAGGAGAAAGGGCACTGCGAAAACTTTGGACGCACCAAGTATTCTGATGGTATTCTCCCCATTGATACATACAAGAAGGATGTAGACGAAATTACTTCGATTGAATTGGCGCATGATTGGGAAGGTCTTAGAGAATCTATCTTGGAACACGGTCTTAGGCACTCAACACTGTCCGCACAGATGCCATCAGAGAGCAGTTCCGTTGTGTCAAATGCAACCAACGGAATCGAACCACCTAGAGACTACTTGTCCATTAAAAAATCGAAGAAGGGACCTCTTAAGCAGATTGTTCCACAGTACAATACTCTGAAGAACAACTACACCTTACTTTGGGAAATGGAATCCAATCGTGGATACATCAATGTGATTGCTGTAATTCAAAAGTTCTTTGACCAGGCAATTAGTGGAAACTGGAGTTATAATCCAGAAAACTATCCCGATAATGAAGTTCCTGTTTCTGTAATGGCACAAGACTTCCTCACTACTTACAAGTATGGATGGAAGACTTCTTATTATCAGAATACTTATGATCAAAAGAATGATGAAGTGACTGATGAAAAGTCTGAACTTCAAAATCTTCTAAATGATATTGAGAGTGCTGAAGAGGAGGATTGCGAATCCTGTAAAATTTAAGTTATAATACATACAAGAATCAAAAGAGGTAACGAATGCAATACGATTTTCTGGCAACCAAAGAACAAAAACCTGAGATAGATGGAATGACCGTATTTAATACGGAACAAGTGAACACTAAAAAACAACCAATGTTCTTTGGTAAACCTCTGGGAATCCAGAGGTATGACTCTTATAAGTATCCAGTTTTCGATAAACTTACTACTCAACAACTTGGATACTTTTGGAGACCAGAAGAAGTATCATTGCAGAAAGATCGCGGAGACTACCAGACACTGCGCCCAGAACAAAAACACATCTATACTTCTAATCTGAAGTATCAGATTATGCTTGATTCTATTCAGGGTCGTGGTCCTGGTATGGCGTTTATTCCATACTGCTCACTTCCAGAACTGGAAGCATGTATGGAAGTCTGGGGATTTATGGAAATGATCCATAGTCGCTCTTACACCTACATCATCAAGAACGTCTATTCAGACCCTTCAGAGGTGTTTGATAAGATTGTTAGTGATCCACGTATTCTAGAACGTGCTAGCACCGTTACAGAGGCGTATGATGACTTTATCAACAGTGCTCAGAAATGGGGCACTGGAAGTATGTGGCAACAAGATTTCAGAGATTCACCATCATCACACTGGGAAAGTAAAGATGTCAAAAGAAAACTCTACAGAGCAATTGCAAACGTCAACATTCTTGAAGGCATTAGGTTCTATGTCTCCTTCGCTTGCTCGTTTGCATTTGGAGAACTCAAGCTTATGGAAGGATCCGCTAAAATTATCTCTCTCATCGCACGAGATGAAAATCAGCATCTTGCAATTACTCAAAACATCCTGAATAAGTGGAGGTCAGGTGATGATCCTGAGATGAAGCAGATTATGAAGGAAGAGGAAGAGTGGACTTATAAGATGTTTGATCGTGCTGTAAATGAAGAGAAGAAGTGGGCAGATTATCTGTTTAAAGATGGTTCTATGATCGGTTTAAATGACAAACTGTTACAACAGTATGTCGAATGGATTGCAAACCGTAGAATGAAAGCAATTGGTCTCAAGCCTGTTTATGACATTGCAGCGAAGAACAATCCACTTCCTTGGACACAACACTGGATTTCTTCTAAGGGACTTCAGGTTGCTCCTCAGGAGACAGAAGTTGAGTCTTATGTAGTCGGAGGTATCAAGCAAGATGTCAAAGGAAACACATTCTCAGGATTCCAACTTTGATAACATAACAGAAGAATGTTTGGATGCTTACAGAAAGGCAGCAGAGTATGATGATTACATGTTTGGAAACCTTGACTATTTGGAGTCATGGATAGGAATTTCTACTGAAAAGAGTATAGATAAGGAGGTTGAGTAACCTCCTTTTTATGCCTAGTAATCAAGTAAAAAAAGAAGAACTGAAAGTTCGTGTATTAAAATTAAAGTATCAGGTCGATCAAGAGCCATCAAATGTGTGGCAAGGAGAGAAAGACTTGGCCCATAAATACCTGAACAAGGTTCTTGATGTTCTTGATGAGTATAGATATTGATTATGAAAATCCGTGGTATTTTAAGGGATCACCTTTTCTATCTAAGGATATTGACGATAACTTCGGTTTTGTCTATCTCATTACAAATTTGGAAAACGGTCGTAGATACATCGGTAGGAAATACTTTTGGTCATTCAGAACTCCAAAGGGTAAGAAACGAAAAGTAAAACAGGAATCGGACTGGAAAAAGTATTATGGGTCTTGTCCAGAACTTAAAGAAGAGATTGATCGAATCGGGAAAGATAATTTTTCACGGACTATACTCTCATTACATAAAACCAAAGGAAAAACCAACTACGAAGAAACAAGACAACTCTTTATCAACGGAGTCCTCACCGAATCCCTTGACACAGGAGGACCAGCGTACTACAATAGTAACATCCTCAGCAGATACTTCAGAAAAGATTATTATGGAAGAGACGACGACTGAAACTGTACCTATGATTCGTGATTGGTCGATTGGTCGTATTCATGAACTTGCGGATGGAGACATTGAGGCACAGTTTGATGCTGTGGCGATTGCTGAAGAGTTTGATGAGTGGATTAACATTCCTCCCGACCAAAAAGAGTTGACTTATCTCTCCATTGAACCTGAGGAATGGACACAAGATCAGGAAATCGATACGATGTAATGGTTGACAAGGTGCCCCACATGCCTTATAATGTGGAGGTGGTTGAGAGACCACTGCTGTGACCCCCTTGGTAGTTCAGGGTTAGAGGCGATAGGAACTACCACTTGCCCCTGTAGCTCAGGAGATAGAGCATCGCTCTTCTAAAGCGTTGGTCGTGGGTGCAAATCCTACCAGGGGTGTTGCCACTAAAGCATTGTGGTGATGCAGGTGTTTTGTAAACATCAGAGCTCAGTTCAATTCTGGGTAGTGGCTCCAGGGGGATTAACTCAATTGGTAGAGTGCCACCTTTGCAAGGTGGAAGTTAGGAGTTCGAGTCTCCTATTCTCCATGGGTCACTATGACCCTTATGCGAAATTGGTGTAGTGGTAACATCCCATCCTTCCAAGTTGGTGTCACGGGTTCAAATCCCGTATTTCGCTTGTCCTCTTCATTGTATGGACCCCGTAAAAATCTTATTACTTATAGGTGAACTCGAAGGTTGCTACACGCATACCAGACAGTTGGGGTTCGATGAGGACAATAAAATCCTTAAGGAGATGAAGGGCAGGTATTATAAACTGTACTTCAAACTCTGCAAGGAACAAGGGAGAAATCCCTTTGGATAATCCCCTGTAGTTCAGCGGTAGAATCGCAGACTGTTAATCTGTTTGTCCCTGGTTCGAATCCAGGCGGGGGAGTCGGGTGATTAGCGCAGCGGTAGCGCACCTCCTTTACACGGAGATGGTCGGGGGTTCGAATCCCTCATCACCCATCATAAATAAGTAAAAAATGAATACATTATGGAACCTATTAGAATAAGATGTAGATCTTGTAGTAAAGAGTTGGTAGGAAGAGTTGGTAAAACTGTATCCTGTGGTTGCCCAAACATAACAACCATAAGAGATGGAGAGAACATTTCTGCAGTTGACTTATCACAAATAGTTATGTTAAACTCTTACAAGTCAAAGCAATCAAATAATGTTTTGAAACCTGAAGACATTGCCTGGCAAGAGGCAAGAAGACAACGCAAAGTCCGTAAATTGGACTTTGAGGTTCGATAAAATTTGGAAAGTTGGCAGAGTGGTCGATTGCGTCAGTCTTGAAAACTGAAGGGGTTAGTAGCCTCCGAGGGTTCGAATCCCT